ATGGATCTCAAGGAAGTCGACGTATTGGGTGCGGGCGTGGGCGATCACTGGTACTACGCGTCGAAGGCGAGTGCGATCCGTCGGTTCCTTGGGGTGCCTGGTGCAAACCGGATACTCGATGTCGGTGCAGGCTCGGGCTTCTTCTCGAAGCACTTGCTGGAGCGTACGCAGGCGACGGAGGCGTGGTGTGTCGATACGAGCTATGCGGACGATACCGACGGCGAAGCGTCCGGCAAGCCCATCCACTTTCGGCGATCTGTCGACCGATTCGACGCCGATCTCGTGTTGCTGATGGATGTGCTCGAGCATGTCGACGACGATGTCGGTCTGCTCACGCAGTATGTGAAGGGGGCGCCTTCGGGGAGCCGCTTTCTGATCACGGTTCCCGCGTTCCAGTTCCTCTGGAGCGGGCACGACGATTTTCTCGAGCACAAACGCCGATATACGCTGGGCAGTCTCGAGGACGTGGTGCGCCGCTCGGGGCTCGACGTCGAGCACGGCGCCTATTATTTCGGTCTCACGTTTCCGCTTGCGGCAGCGTTGCGGCTCGGCGAGCGGGTGCGTCGGCAGCCGAGCGAGCCGGCGTCGCAATTGCGTCGTCACCATCCGTTCGTCAACGGCTTGCTCAAGTCGATCTGTCGGATCGAGTTACCGATATTCCGTTTCAACCGCGTCGCCGGGCTCACGGCCATCTGTGTGGCGCGCAAGCGGTGAATGCGAGGCGGCGTCGTGTGGTTGCTGTTGCGCAATTCGTTCATGCCACGCGCGTCGTTGCCCGCATCGGTGCCTTCGCGCCAAAAAATTTCACAAGAATATTCACAAAATGCATGCGGCCCGTTCTAAATCGGAAAACTGTCTGTTATAATTTTTTTCTTTCGGGGCGTAGCGCAGCCTGGTAGCGTACCTGCATGGGGTGCAGGTGGTCGGAGGTTCAAATCCTCTCGCCCCGACCAAATTAAGCCCGCGTAATCAATCGGTTACGCGGGCTTTCTCTTTTCTACCTCGGCGCGTCCAGGTGCCCATTTGGAAGACTTCCAAAATCAGGCGGCCGGCAACGCCATCCTGATCGTTGAGACCGGCACCTCGCGCGACTTGATGTAGATCTCGGTCGTGGCCCGATCCGCGTGCGCTGCAGCGATCTGCAGCGCGTCGATGTCGTAGCCCGCGCGCTTTGCGTCGGTCATGGCCTTGGCCCGAATATCCTTCACGGTGTAGGGCATCTTCGCGAGGCCGGCGCGACGTTTCGCATCTCGCCAAGCGTCCCGGCACGCTGCGTCCGTCTTCGGCGCCCCGTTCTCATCGCGCACCACATATCGTTGGCCGAACGTCGGCGCGAGCGCCTTCGCTCGAATGAGCACGGCTTGAATCTCGGGCGTGATCGGCCAGTCGACCGTTTCGCCGCTGCTGTCCTCGGTCTTCGACGGCACGAAGTGGATGACGCCGGCTTTCTCGTCGACCCAACTGCACCCGAACGGGTCGGAGGGGTCCGCCTTCCAGAGCAGCTCGCGGATCTCGGTCGAGCGCTGGATGGTCAGGTAGCAGAGGTCGATGAACACCTGCATCATCGGGCCGGTCGGCACCTTCGCCGAGATCGTGCGCTTCTCGCCCTTGATCTTCTTTTCGTAGGTGTAAACACCTAGAGCCTCGCGGATCGCGAGGAAATGCTCGTTCGGGATGTAGACCTTCCGCTTTTTCGGCTTCTTGACCTCGATCTCGCGGCACGGGTTCGACGCGGCATACCGCTTGACGGTCGCCCAGGCGAAGAACTTCGACAGCCATGCGTGCATGGCCTGAAACGTCGGCAGCTTGTCACCCCAGTTGTCGTGCAGGAAATCGTAGATCGCCCCCGCATCGACCTGCTGTATATCGAAGTGGACGAACCCAGTTTTCACCGACTCGCCGCGCCGGCGCCACTCGGCTCGGAACGACTCGGCATACTTCGTCTGGTGCGTGTCCATGTAGATGTCGACCAGGCGCGGCATGTTGCCGGCGTTCGGATCGATCTCGATCTTGCGCTTCTCTTCGGCGAGACGCTCGAGCATCTTCGTCTCGCCATCCTCGACGCGGCAGAGCTTGATCCACTGTTCGTCGGTGGGGCGTACCCACCAGAACGTGCTGGACCGGACGTAAACCCGGCGCGGCCATGGCTCGTCTTTCTTTCTACGCCTTGCGTTCAAGCTGCCCTCCGGAGAGGAACGAGCTGCGGGCGCTCGCCACCGCCAGAAGTCGGGATCCCGATTCCGGCGCGCTTCGCCTGCAGCCCTTCAAAGGCCGACCAGGTGATGATGATTCGGCCGTCGGCGCTCTGCACGGGAGTTAACCCGAAGTGCAGCTTGAACCATGCGACTTGCGCGCTATGGCGCTTCTTCCCCGTGACGTCGATCAGGTCCTGTTCGCTCATCAGTCGAATGTTCACGATACCTCCGGGAATTCGTTGTGTGTGCGGCCGTCGAGGTGGCGGCCGGCGGCGCGCTTGCCGGCACGGTGGACCATCGCCCAACCGTCGCCGCTCGCCGCGCCGTTCGGGAAGTCCTCGACGCGGTGGCCGCCCGTCGCAATACGGCCGTCGCGCGCGATCGCGGCGGTTTCGAAGCGGCCGGTGCCGAAGTCGCCAGAGCCCAGCGCCCATTCGCCGTGTTGTTTGAAATGGAATGCGACGCCGGCGGCCGAACACTGGTCGCGCAGCGAGCGGGCCCAGTCCGGGTGCATGGGCCGCGCGCCGGGACCGCTTTCACCGCCGACGATCACCCAATCGATCATCTCGTCCAGAACCCGATGAGGCTCTTCTTGACGGGGAGACGTGATCCCGTATCCCGTCAGCACATCCACGCGAAGATCCTCGTCCCATTCGTGACCGCGAATGGCATCGAGGCGCACGGGGCCGAGCAAAGGTTCCATCGACAGGAAGCGCACGCGCGCCGGCACCTCGAGCAGCTTCGGGATGTCGCGGTCGGCTTCCTTCTGGTTGACGATCGTCGCACCGATCCAGACGTTATCGGGCAGCCGCTCGACGCCGATGTGGCGCAGCATCGTCGGCACGTTGCCGATCCGCTTCGTCAGCAGCAGCCAGTCGAGATTCGGCGTGTCGACAATCAGCTTGAACAGGTCGCGGCGCCACAACAGGTCGACCTCGTTGTCGAACACGTCGGCGAGCGAAGCGCAAAACACGCGCTGGCGCCGGCCGTGGATTGCGTAGAACGTGCTGTCCCGGTTCCACTGCAGCGGCTTCCGCCAGTTCGCTGCCGACGTGCGGCGACGCGGCGCGCCGGGCCCCCAGTTCACGGCCACACCTCCCGCGAAGCGCGCGTTGCGCGTCTCGGCGTAGCAGTGGTCACAGCCCGGGCCCACCTTCTGGCAGCCTTCCCACGGGTTGAAAGTATGATCGCACCATTCAATCTTCGTGTTCTCGCTCATGCTTCTGCTCCCATGCGGTCGAAGTGCAGGACCTCGTCGGGCACTTCGAAGATACCGAGCCGTCCGGTGTAGGGGAGGAATGGCAGCGGTCTGGCGTTGCGCAGCGCGAAGCCGTAGTTGCCTTCGATGTGCCACGGCGATTCAGCGCGCGACGGCGGCACACAGTCGAACAGGTCGGTGACGCCGATGATGCCGCCGCGCGCCGAGTCGTCGAAGCGCTGCAACTGCTCGTATGCCACGCCTGCCACGATCGCGAAGCGCATAGCGTTCTCGTACTCTGCGCGCGTCATGCCCTTACTCGCATGGATCAGCAGTGGCCCGCGATACGACGTCGGCCAACTTCGATTTTCGATGTCTTTGTGGCCGTGGGCCACGAGCCAAGCCCACGGCTGGCGGATTGAAAGGGCTTTCATTGGCTGGCTCCTGCGCGGGCAGTGTCGTGTTTGGCCCGGGCCTCGCGATAGTGTTCGTCGCAGCAGAAGCCTTGTCCCATCCAGAGCGATGAAGACGGATTGCCGCAGAAGCACGCCGGGAGCGGATTTGCCTGATTTGCATTGAACCAAAACTGAGCATGCTTGCCGTGGGGTGCATCGAAATCGGGGAAGTTGCCCGGCCCCTCCAGCGTGTTGACGATCCAGCTCAGGCCGGCTTCAGCACCTTTCCCGTACTGCCACTCGATAACTGCCGACTGCATTGCGACGGTCTGGTCGTGGATGATGTCCGACAGGCTCTTGATGAGCGACTCCGACCGCGTGGCGGCGCACGTCTCCTGTTCTTTCCGCTTCAGGCGATCGCGCATCGATTCACGTTTCTTCTCGCGCACGTACAGCGCGACCGGGCCGTCTTCGGTGTCGTAGATTTCGAGCAGCAGCCAGCCGTCGCCGGCCGGCGCGCTCGGCGTCCAGAAGCTGCAGTTCGCACAATTGGATGCGAAGTACTGTTCGTACGTGTCGCAATCGACGTCGTTCTCCATGTGGATGAACGCGGCTTCGATATCGAAAGCGGCGAAGAACGTCTCGTAGTTCACGTCCTCGTCGAGGTACGGGACGGACGGGTGCGACAGCATGCCTTCCTCGTCGCGCACGATCTCGCGCGGCGTGAGAATCGCGCGGCGCAGCCCCTGGAGGTCGGCCGGCATAGCGGCGCGCGGGGTATCGGTGGTGGTCATTGTTCCCGGCCCTCCATGTCGGCAGCGGTGATGACGTACTGGCGCACATTGACGACGCTGTAGAACGTCGGCTTCGCGTGCTTCTCGATCCAGCCGGCCAGCAGCGCATCGAGTTCGGCCCTTGCTTCTGGCGTGACGTCCGGGTAGCCATCCGCGTATTCGCCGACTTGGTCGTAGGCACGATCTCCCATCGTGCCAATCACGTCGTCCGCATCGCATAGGTACTTGATCGGGACGGGTTCGGCATCGCCGACGAACACCACGTCGCCGACGGTGAGGTCGTCGTGTGTGTCGAGCAGCTCATCAAGCTCGTCACACGTGAAATCCTCGTTGTTGCGGCTCCAGACGACGCGCACATCAGCTGCGTGGCTGCTTTCGGTTTGGATGGTCATGATGTAATCCTCAGAAAGTTTTCGTGAGATCGCGATCAACGGCTTTGCCGAGCGATCGAAGGACGTTCGCGAGGCTCGCTCGGTCGTGATGGTTTGCTGTTGCCTGGCGCAGCAGGCCGAAATACGAATTTGCGACCGGCATCAGGTCGGCGGCCGGCGTCTCGGCGACGCGCCGCAGCGCTTCGTTGCGCGTGCGTTTCCGCGTCTCGCGGCGCCACGGCTTGATGACCTGGCCGACGAAGTCGATGCCGCGGTCGATCGGTTGCAGGATGGTTTTGCGCGGGTTGATCCGCGCGCCGAGCTGCGCGGGCAGGAACGCGGTTACGTCGGCGAGGATCTCGTTCAGCCGCGCCGGCGAGTTGTGCAGGAACACGAAATCGTCGACGTAGCGGACGTAGTGCCGCGCGCCGAGCACGTGCTTCGCGCGTTGGTCGAGCACGTCGAGGTAGACGTTCGCGAAAAACTGGCTCGACAGGTTCCCGATCGGCAGCCCAAGGTCCGGTGCCTGTTCGAGCAACCGCTTGTGGGGCGGCACGAGCTCCATCATGGCGGGATCGCCGTGGTACTCGTAGTCGCCCCGTGGATCGTGCATCAGCACGGTTTCGGTCAGCGATCGCCAGAACGGCTCGGAGATCTTCGCGAGCAACAGGTCGCGCAGGATCAGCTTGTCGATGCTGACGAAGAAGTTCGCGAGATCGCACTTCAGGTAGAACGCGCGCCTCGACCAGTTCTGCGTGATCGATCGCACCTTCGATTCGAGGCGCTGCGCAGCGTACAGCGTGCCGCGCCCCTTGATGCAGGCGCAGGAATCGGCGATGAAAGACCGCTCGAAGCGGGGGCCGATCCGGTTGTACAGCAGGTGGTGCACGATGCGATCGCGAAACGCAGCCGCCCAGACTTCGCGCGGCTTCGGTCGCGTAATGACGAAGCACTTCGAGCGGCCGGGCATGTAGCTGCCGTCGGCCAGCTCGTCGTACAGGCGGCGCAGGTTCCGTTCGAGCCGCATCTCGAACGCGAGCGCTGCATTGCTGTTTCTCTTCGTTCGCCGACAGTCGAGATATGCTTCGACCAGCTCGGCGAACGATAACGGCCCTCGATCTGCGGACGGCGCGGGCGCGCAACTCGTTGTTCTGGTGGTTGTTGTTCTGGTTGCCATTGTTGAAGTTCTGGTACCACGCCCAGCCGGAGGTATCGTGCGATCTACGTCGCCCGGCCGATTTCTCAGTCGGGAAACTGCGCTGGACCTTTCCGCACGCCGGCGGCCGGTTTCCTCATTGCGCATGGCGGTGGCCTTGTGAGCCAGCGGCACGACCAGATTGATATATCGCTCAGCCGCGAAGGCCTTGACCTTAGCGGAGCGGGCGACGGTTTGCGGCGTTCTTCCAGCCGGTGGCCTGCTTCCCGATGCTCGTCGTTTTCTCGACGGCAGCTGCGTAGCCTTCCCGCGCGATCAGGCGCTTGTCCATGCTGAGCCGAAGCAGCAGCTCGATCACCTGAAGGCGCTCGAGCAATTCGACCAGGTGCGGCGCCTTGTTGGCCGCGACGTTCGCGCGGAACACCAACACCATGATCTCGATGCACTCCGCGCTGATCTTCTCGCCGATACTGCGCTTGAAGTCGCGGGGCATGTTCTTGACCAGGCTGGTGACGTCATCGAGCAGCCCGTAGGCCGCTCGATATATCGGGAGTTGGTTGTGCAGGGCCACGGTGGGTTAAATGATCAAAAAACTGAAGGGATAAATCTGCGGACGGCGCGGGCGCGCAACTCGAGGCCCTGGCGGTTGCCGTACTGGTAGCCACCGTTGAAGTACTGGCACCACGCCCAGCCGGAGTTCGATTCGTGGCGCTCGCTGGACCAGTACCAGCTCGGCTCGAACTCGCCCTTCAGGTTCGCGAACAGGAGCGATTGCTCCCGCCGCGTCGGCAGTTCGCCGCCACGTTCGGCGGCCCAGGCCTTCGCCGCTTCCCAGTCCAGATCTTCGGCATCGCCCGGCAGGAGAATCAGGTAGTGGCTCAGCGAACCGTCTTCGAGAAGGATCTGCCCGGCGATGCGCTCACCGGCCGCGAGCGGAATCGTGACGGCGTCGACTTGGTACTCGGTCGCGCGCGGCTGCTTTTTGAACTCGTCGATCATCGCGCCGATGCGCGCGTGATCTGCTTCGATCTGTTCGAGCGTGATCGTCATTGCATGCTCCGATTGTGAATGGATGAAGGGTTAAATCGACAATCTGCGGACGGCGCGGGCGCGCAACTCGTAGCCCTGGTGGTAGCTGATCTGGGTGCCATCGTAGAAGTTCTGGTACCACGCCCAGCCGGCATAATCGGGATCGTCATCCGGCGTGTTGGACCAGTACGCCGCCTTCTCGAACAGGTCGCGGTGCTGCTCGTAGGCGACCACGAGCTCGGCGCGCGTCGGAAGGTCCCCGCCGCGGCTCTTGGCCCAGTCCATCTGTTCCTGCCAGGTCCCGCGATCGTTCTCGCCGGGCAGCAGGATCGTGTGCGTGACGTCGCCGTTCTTGTCGACGAAGCCGCCGAGGTAGATCTCGCCTTCAGCGAGCGTGGGAAGCTGGATCTGCATGGTTTCTCCGGAAAAGAGAAGGGCGCCGAATCGCGCCCTTCGAATGCCGCTCGGACCGAGGTAAGCCGCGCGGGATAGGCTCTGTTGAATCAGCGGGGCATCCATTGCGTGCCGCGCATGATCCGGCCAACCGGTTCGAGCACGAGCACCTCGGATTCCTTCTCGCTGCGCACGAGCGCGCTGCCGCGGCGTTGCGCGAGTTCGAGCGACGCGTGACGCTGCGGCTTACACGTGCGGCCGATCGTCACGAACAGCGGTGCGCGGGCGCCGACCGGGCCGAGCGTCAGCTCGTCGATACGAGCCTCGAGCGTCGCGGCGTTTGTGCGCCAGGTGTCGGCCTTCAGATGCGCGGCGTCGCGTTCGGCGGTGAGGCGCTCGACGTCGGCGCGCAGGTCCGCGATGGTTCGCGCGGCGTCGATGACGCCGGCGTTCGGGTCCAGCGACTTCTCGACCAGGCCGACGGATACCAGCGCCGGCGCTGCGGGGGACGACGGCGTGTCGCCTGGCGGCGGGGGCGCCTGCAGCGCGCGCGCGAGCCAATACACGTATTCGTTGCCGCCGCCGGCGCGCTTTTCGCGCTCGACCAGCCCGTCGCCAAGCATGCGGTTCAACTCCTTCGTCACGTCGAGCTGCGGAAGTCCTGTTCCGGTCGCCACGGCCTTCGCCGTGGCTTCCGACGTATCAGCGAGATACCGCTCAATGTCCTCTCTCACGCTGCCTCCCGTACTGCGCGCGGCGCGGTGGCGCCGACCTGTCCATCTTCGACCCAGAATGCCTCGATGCCGTCCGGCAGGCCGGCCGGCGCCGACTTCAGGCTCATGAACACGAGGGCGGTATCGACTTGGCCGGTGTAGGCGAGATCATCGAGCCAGTAGAGCAGCCGGTCGCGCTGCGGCCCGACCAGGACGTCGGCACGATCGAGCACGAGCATCTTCAGGCCTGAGAAGCGGCTGATTGCCGCGGCGATGTGCGCGTCGACGCGCCAGCGTTCCGATTCGGAGAGCAGGGCGTACGCGCGGCCGTCGGCGAGAACTTCCATCTCCGGCGTGATCGTCACGTCTGCCCATTCGGACATCTCGGCCAGGTCCGTCAGGCGCTCGTTCATCGGCGTGAGCGCTTCGCTGAGCAGGTCGGCCGGTATGCCGTTCGGCGCGAGCGCGTCGGCGATCGCCTCATATGCCGCGACGTCTTCGTGCAGTGCCGCAGCCTGCTTTGCCAGATCGGCGGCCCCGGCAGCGCGCCGCTCGATTTCGCGAAGCGTCGCAATGTCGGTGTCGAGCTGCTTTCGATGGCGCTGAAGGTCGGCCAGCTCCGAGCGCGCGGCGTCGCCGCTTTCGCGCGCAGCGGCCGCGCCGCTTCCCTCCGCGTCGTCTTCGAGCGCCCGCAGCTGCGTCGCGGCCGATTCAGCTGCTTCGACGTCACGTTTCCGGTTCGCGGCCGCGTTTTGCAGCGTCTTCAGGCCGTGCTCATACTCGGGCAGCTTCGCGGCCGCGTCGGCGTCGCGCGCTCCGGCTGCGGCCGCCGCCGACAGTACGCCGTTGAGATAGCGCAGGAGTGCGCCGCAGTCGGGGCACGTACATTCGGTGCCGGCCGGAGCCGCGCCGGCGAGCACACGAAGCGCTTCGACCTTGGGCAGGAATTCGGCGACCTGCTCGTCGGCGAGCTGCGCGAGCTCGACCGCCTTCGCGTAACCGGCGGCGCGCGTGCGAAGGTCGGCGATTTTCGACGCGCGCGCACGTGCCGCGGTGTCCGCCGCGTCGGCTGCGCCGATCTGCTGCTGCAGTTCGCCGATCCGGTCGTCGAGCGCCGCGCGGTCGCCTGTGAGCTTCCGTAACGCTGCTTCGTCGAACTCGACCGGCGCCGGGCGCCAGGTCGCACCCTTCTGGCTGCCGTAGGTCTCGCCGGTCGCGTTGCGCCACGACTGCTTCGCACCGCGCGCGCGGTCGGCCGCCTCCTTCTGCGCCGCCTCGAAGCCGGCGCGCAACATAGGTGTGACGGCTGCGAGCCGTGCGGCGGCCGGCGCTGGCAACGCATCGGCGCGAAGCCCGAGCTTATCGAGCAGCCGGAGACGCATTTCGTCGACGCCGATCTTCACACCCATCAGGTCGTACAGGAACGCGCGGCGCTCGGCCGAACCGAGGTGCGCGAACCGCTGCGCGTCGAGCACCAGCGGAAGGCGCGGATCTTCGGCGAGTTCGCGCTTCAGCTTCCCCGACGGCAGCATGACGCTGTTTGCCTGCTCGCCGCACGCGACGACGATCTGGCCAGCCTCGGAACCCTCGGTGACGAGCGACCCGTATTCCTTCTTCAGCGAGACGCGCACGGTGTCACCGGTCAGCGCCATGCGCACAGCTTCCTGCAGACTGCTCTTGCCGGCGCCGTTTGGTCCGGCGAAGAGTGCGACGGGCTTCGACAGCCGCAGGTCTGCGGCGTGGATCCCGAGCACTTTCGAGACGTAGATGTCGGTGATCTTCATGGGAGATTCCGGTTAGTCGGCGCTGATCGGCGCGCGCGTGCGGCGGGCAGCACCGGCGCGCGGTTGTTGCTGAGCCTGTTCGGCTGCTGCGGTGATGGCGCGCATGCGCGCCGATGCCGCTGCGTTCAGGTCCGCCTTTGCGGCTTCGTCCGGCACCCCGGCGATCGCGCTGCGCGCGAGGTCGAGATCCTCGGCGGTCGCGGCGGACTCGATGTCCTCGCGGATGCCGCGCACCAGGCCCTCGACGTCGAACTCGAAACCGCCTTGGCTCTGACTGGCGCCGGCGCGAGGCTCGTCCTGGTCGCCGACCGGATCCGCCTGCGCGGCAGCCGGCGCGCCGTCGGTCTGCGGTTCGGACGCGGGCCCAGTCTGTGCCGGCGCGGTGCCGCGCGGTACTTCGTCGGCAGGTTGGACGCGGCTGACGCGCAGCTCGTCGAGCGTGGCGCGGTTCACCGAGTAGCTGCCGTCGTCGTGCACGTCGACGATGTCGGCCGCTTCCTCGACGGTCGTGAGGCCCATCAGCAGCTCGGGCGCATACAGCTTCCCGAAGAACGACGCCGTGCGATAGCGCAGCATGACCTCGTCCATCGTCTGCCACTTGCTGCCGTTCTTCGTGTACCAGCCTTCCTTGACGGCCATCTCGATCGACACGGCGGGCGACTCGATGCGTTCGCCCGTTTCCTTCTCGATCGCCCATGCGACGCAGACCTTGTCCGTGATCGGCACGCTGATCGTGCGCTTCTGGCGCTGGTTGTTCTCCCAGAACGTCTCGACGTAGTCGACGTTTTTCGCGCCGAGCACCTTGATGTCGAAGCGCAGCGGAGAGAACCGGCCGCAGCCGTTCACGGCGGCGATGATCCACTGCGAGGACCACGACGGCCGGCCCTCGACGATGTATAGGTTCTGCATCACCATCAGCGGATCGGCGCCCATGCGCTGCGCCATGTTCAGCGCCACGACGGCGTTCGCGAGCGCGTTCGGGTTGTCGCGTGATTCCTTCACATTGCCGTACTTGTCGAGCTTCTCGATCACCTTGCGGTACGCGGCGGGCACGAGCGTTGACGACGCGAGCAGGTTCGCCGCGCGCTGCATCAGCTCGAACGATTGAAGGGAGCCGAAGCCCGGGGCGACGGCGGGTAGGCTGGCTTCGCGCGGGAGCGGTGATCGGACGGATTCCAGGGTGGTAGGCGTGGACATGGAGATCTCGCGAGTTAGTCGTGGAACTGGCAGGTGCCGTGGCGCGGGCAGTACTTCTTGTCGCACAGCAGCGATTTCGGGTTGGGGTAGAAGCGGCCGGACCGGAACATGTCCGCGGCGAACTGGATCAGCCCGGGTGTTTCCTCGGTGCCGACCATCACGCGCTTCGAATTCGCGATCGGCGCGGTCGCGACCTCGGGCATGCCCTTCGTCTTCAGGCCGATGATCTCGGCGGTGTCGCCGATTTTTTCGCCGGTCGTGTGCTCGTACAGCAGCTCGTACGTGCCGATCTGCGGGCCGTGTCCCTTTGTGACCGCCGCGCCTTTCTGGACTGCCGATGAGCCGCTTTTCAGGTCTGCGATGCCGACGCCGGCTGCCGAGCGGCGCACGCGTGCACGGTCCATCGTGCCGGTCAGGCGCACGATGACGTCGCCGCCGCAGTCGATTTCGAGGGGCTTCGTTTCCATCTCGACCGCGATGAAGTGGTAGCGCGGCGCGAAATCGAGGCAGTACTTCGTCGTGAGCGACAGGCCGATGCGCTCGGCGTCGGACATGCTCAGGTCGTCGCGCTCCGGATCGAACTCGTTCTCCGGGTCGCGCAGCTTGTCGACGAACGCGCCGGCCGCATCGTCTACGGTCAGGCCCGAGCCATCGAGCCGTGCCTGGTCGAACACGGCCGTGCCGGCGTGAATCGCGGTGCCAAGTGCGGCGCGCAGGCCGACCACGTTGCGCATGTTCAGGAGGTGGATCCCCTCCCAGCGGTACGCGCAGTCGAAGAGTGCGCCCCAGCTGGACGCGCGGACGGTGTAGACGGACGGGTTCATCAGGTTCTCACGAGGTTGGCGACGGCGCTGGTGCCGTCGGCATTGAGGGCGGCGACGGCATACATGCATGCGGCGGCGATCAAGCTCGCGACGATGTAGCTGACGACCGGGCTGCGCGCGTGGATGCGTTCGAGCAGCGCGCCGAGAAAATCGAAGGGCGTCATCCGAGGCTCCGCAGATAGGGGCCGGCGACGAGCGAGCCGTACCAAAGGCCAGCGATCGCGATGCCGTAGGCGGCCATCCACACGCCGGCCTCGATGGCGCGCCGAACGCGCGGCGCGCGGTCGGCGACGAGCAGCAGTGCGTTATCGTGCGTGGCGCGCATCATGAATTCACCTTCTGAGTGGAACGGCGACGAGCGTTCTCTTCGGCCTTCAGGCGAGTGAGTTCGATGAGATTCATGTCCGCAACGAGCGCGTGATGTGTGTCACAAAGCAGAAAACACTCGTCGTCGCCGCGGAACCAGTCGACCTGAAACTCGACCTGCCACTTCGCCGTCGCGCTGCAGCAGTTGCAGAGCTTCGTGCCTGATCGACGCCGATTCATCCCGATGCGGGGATATTCACGCCGGCTCATCGATTCAATCCCGCGACGGTGATGTGGCGCACAGGATCAGCGACCGGAACCGGTGCTGAGCAGCCGGCCTTGCCGAGCGCAGCGTCGACGACGGCACGGATGCCGGACGTGAGCACGGTTTTTGAGGCAACGAGGCGCAGCGCGGTGACGATATCCGGCGATGCCGCGATCAACTGGGCGCGCGCCTGGGACTTCTCGCCCGTGCCGAGCACGATGCAGATTCGCTCGTCTTCGCCGAGCACGACGATGCAGTTGCCGTCGTAGTCGAGGTAGTCGCCGGGCTCGCACGTTTCCCACGGCCCTTGCGGATGGTTGGTCTGTCCCATGTGGTCTCTCGGTGTGGTTGGCGCGGCTCAGCCGCGGTGGTGTTCGTCGTCGTTCCAGCGTTTGAGCGCGTGGGCGAGTTCAACGACGAGCCAGAGGATCAGGAGGGCAATTACGCCCACAACGAAGCGGCCCATGTCAGATCCCGCGCAGGAGACGCAGCGAGGGCGCGCCGTGGTCGGCGCAGTGGCTGATGCCTGCGTTGCCCGGGCCGAGCGCGACGCCGCACGACGAGCAGGTAGTCTGCGCGAAGCGCGGCGCGACTGCGGCGAGGTCAGCGGCCGAGATGCGGCGCGCGATTTCCGCCTTCAGGACGTCCTGACACACGTTCCAGACCTCGTAGACGTCCTCGATGTAGCCGCGGCGCAGCGCTGCGTCGAGCACTGCGATCTGATTGGCGGAGAACGGCAACACGTCGAACGTCACGCGCTCGGCAATTGCCTCGTTACGCTCGTCGCGCGTCAGCGCCGCATCATCGGCTGCTGCTTGTCGGTGGTCGGCGAGGGCGTCCATACGCGAAGGGAGCGCGCGGACGTTTCCGACCTGGCGATTGTTCGGATGCATCGCACCCTCCATGCAGTTGAAATTGATGAAGGGTTAAATGGGCAATCTGCGGACGGCGCGGGCGCGCAACTCGCCGTACTGGAGGCTGGTGTACTGGTAGCCATCGCCGAAGCCCTGGGACCACGCCCAGCCGGAGTAGCCCGGATCGGTGTCCGGTTGGCACGTCCAGTACGCGTCGCGCTCGAACTCGTCGCGATGGTTTTCCAGAAGGAAGAGCATTTCGACCCGCGTCGGCAGGTCGCCTCCGATCGACTGCGCCCACTCCATCTGGGCCTGCCACGTTGCGTCGTCGTTGTCGCCCGGCAGGAGCACGACGTAATGCCGTTCGCCGGCCGTATTCGTGACGATGCCGACGTAGATCTCGCCCTCGGCGAGCTGCGGAATGGAAACAGCGGTGGGGGTGGGCGCGTTCATGGAAACTCCAGAAAGGAAGAACTGCTAAGTAAATTGGGGTGTGAAACGGCAAACGGTGCTTGCTGCTGCAGCTCTCACCGGTGGCGCCTCGAATAAGAACCGCCACCGGTCAGAACTGCTTTCACTCGCGCGCCCGGCTACTCCCGGCCGTGCCGGCTCCGAGCCGCGCGAGGTTGTGTGCCGATTACCACGCCATCGGTCACGTGTTGCTCTGGCTGTCTTGCATCAGGCTCGCTCGGCGCACAGCGGTCTTCCGCTGCGTCCGTCCTGACTCACGACGCTGATCGCGCCGGCCGGTTGCTCCGCAGAAGCGGTCCCGGCATACCTTCGATTGTTAGAGAGCGATCCGCCTGGGCGGTGGCGCAGCGCGTTGTGTGCTGCGTTGGAGTGAAGTATTGCAAATGTACTAAGCTCGGTCAAGTACATTTGCAATTGAATTTGTCATAGCCTTGCTGAGGGGAGAGTGCAGTGCTTCGGAAAGGCTTACTCGCTCGACAGCGCCCAACAATGCTATTGAAAGCGCCCCCATTATTTCGCTAAACTACTGTACATCCATACAGTATTTCGTCAGAAGAAATTGCGAGGGAAGCGATGAACGGGGATGCTAAGGCAGCAGGGCTGCGGTGCAAGCCAGGCGATCTGGCGATCGTCACGAAGTGCGGTGTGCCTGGGCGAATCGGGTTGCTCGTGCGCGTTGTGGGGCGTAGCGCTGATGGCATCCATGATTGGCTGACCGAGCTTCAGGGGCCCGGCGTCATGGCCAGAAGTGTTGTGACAGGGAAACTTGCGAGGCGGACGCGTGCCCTGATGTATGACTGGAATTTGACTCCGATTACTGGCCTGGATCTTCAACGTCAAACGGTTCATCAGGATCAGGAGCGCGTTTCCCTAAAAGCCTGAGCGTTTGCTTCAGGACATCGAATGCCTCAGGGGACGTTCCGTTGCGGTCGGCCTCCTTGATCGCCTCGATCAATGCTCGCGCAGCGCGGCTGACGTCCGGCGATTCACTGAGCTGCTTTGCAATCACGGGGATGGCATATGACGTCCCTTTCGTATCGCCATGCTGGAGCCATTCGGGGGACACATTGAGGGCGTGCGCCAGCGCAAGGATGTGTTTCGAGCCCTTGTTCCTACCGCCCTCAATCTGCGCAATGGTCGACTGCGAGACGTTGGCCGCCTTTGCTAGGTCCTCCTGCGACCACTTTGCCTTCTCGCGCAGTTCGCGCACGCGGAATCCGAATGTATTCATATTGCAATCGTAATAGGGTGTGCGATTGCATTGGTACTTGCTATTCAAGTACAAATGCAATATTCTGGGTCGCATGAACGCTCAACAGATGATTTCTGACCTCATGGCCGCCGGTCTCACTCAGATGGAGATCGAGCGACGCACGGGTATCGACCAATCAACCGTTTCCAGCCTTTACACGGGGAAACGAGGAAAGCGCGTGTCCTACGAGGTCGTGAGCAAGCTTCTCGAACTGCACAAGGAAGTAATCGGCGATCCGAAGGAGGGGGAGTGAAGAAGACCCGCGTGTTCAAGCCGGTGCGGCTCGAACGGAAGCCGTCGAGCGGCAAGCATGCTCGGCTCGGCTCCATCGGAACGTACGAGGTACACGACAACTTCGTCGTGACCGTCAAGGTTGACGGAGTCCGGCCGTCCGGCGGTGGGGGCGGACTTATTCCTCGATCAACGAGCGAAGCCGAATTGGATGCCGAAGCAGATCGGATCAGGGCTTTCGGTCGATTAGCTCTTTGAGCGCGTCGCGATGTCCAAACAGGCTCGCCTTCCAGTCGTCGTCGCGCCCGATCTTCGAGAACGACGCGGCGATCGAGCTGATGTTGCGATCGAACTCGGCGAAGAGGGCATCGCGTTCCGGATAGAGGCGCGCCAGCGCGATGAATCCGGCCTCGAGCGCCCGAAGATGGGCCTCCAGCTTTTCCATCGTTACATCTGTTTTCTTGTCGGTCATGCGAACCCCGTCGTGAATGGGTTGAGGAAGTAGAGAGCTTCAATTCTCGCATAGCGGTGGTTCGCATCTTTTTCAATAAAAATCGGGGCTATCGTCATGTCAAGACGCGCCGAATTTCGAAACGAAGTAAAAACGCGGCTGCGTGATCGCGTGTACGACGCGCTTCAGTTCTACAAGCAGCTGCACGGTATCGATTCCGACTCCGCCGCGCTCAACCGCATCGCGGAGGTAGCGCTGTTCGGCGTTGTGGGTACTTTGCCCGTCCAGCTCGCGGGCGTCAGTGCCGATGTGGGACAGACTGGCCCACAGGTGAATGCATGACGGGTCGCCGCGTGGAGCAGGCGGTCCTGCTGCCAGTGGCCGAAGCAGCTGATCTGGCAATGCGTGCGGCGGCGGAGGGCATCCCCGTTACCGATTTCCTGGGAATTCAGGTGCTACGCGGCGCGTACGGCGCCATGCACCCGCTCGTCATCGAGTTCGAGAAGCGGCCCAAAGCGGCCCAATCTGGGACCGATGATGAGGAGCAACAGCCGTGAACGACCTCCCGAATCCTCTCACCGCCGCCGACTGCGACGTGCGCGACTTCGCGTTCATGCCGCTCGACGTCGTACGCCTGCGCGACAGCGACATTGCTGCGCTGGCGTCAGCTGACGAGTTCCGTGCCGCCGTGTTGCTTTGGTGCGCAGCGTGGCACCAAGTGCCCGCGGCGTCGCTTCCTGATGACGATCGCGTGCTCTCGCAGCTCGCCGGCTACGGCCGCGTCGTCACCGAGTGGCGCAAGGTCCGCGATGGTGCGCTGCGCGGTTGGCTGAAGTGCGCCGATGGTCGCCTGTACCACCCCGTCGTCGCTGAGAAGGCGCGCAACGCATGGTCCGCGAAACACGAGCAGCGTTACAAAACCGAGTGCGCGCGCATCAAGAAGCATAACCAGCGGCACGAAATCCAGATCGAATTTCCCTCGTTCGAAGAGTTCTTGTCCCCCGACTATCGCGACCCTGTCCCTAGGGACAAACAGAAAGTGTCCCCGGGGACAAGCGGTAAGCGTCCCCCGGGACAAGCGGGTGGTGTCCCCCCAACTGTCCCCGGGGAAACCTCATCCAAGGGAGAGGGAGAGGGAGAAGTAAACCTAAAAGCAAGCGGCGGCGGCACAGCACAGGCAGTAGGCGACGATGCGCAGAACGCCGCCGCCGCTTTCGTCGAGATCCTTCGCACCAGCGGCATCGGCTTCGCCGCCGACGACGAGCGCGTGCGCAGCTGGCCCGCGCTCGGCGCGACGCCGATCGACCTCCGCACGGCGATTCAGGTCGGGCTCCTGCGCCGGAAGCGTGAGGGCTCGACCCAGCCGTTGAACATCGGGCTGCTGAACTCGCTGCTGCCCGAAGCGATCGCGCAGCGCACCGGCCGCGCCGGTACTAGCCCGACCACTGCGGCCGCCGGCCCGTGGCACACCAGCTGGCCCGGAATCGTCGCCCATGGCCGCACGCTCGGCCTCGAGCAGGACGAGCACGAGACGTGTCCCGATTTCAAGCTGCGCGTGATGCGCGCTGCGGGCGATGGCCCGTGGTGGGACGAGCACAACCGCGCATTTCGCAACAGCGCCGGCCCGGTCGCGGCTGGCTCGATCCTGGAGGCCGGCCGATGAGCCATGAGCAGCAGTCCATGACCGCGGCGACGCTCGTCGCGCGCAGCGTCGAATTCACGATCCCGGGAACCCCCGTCGCGAAGGGACGCCCGCGCTTTTCACGCCAGGCCGGCAATGTGCGCACGCACACGCCCGAGAAGACCGAGCGGTACGAGAACCTCGTGAAGCTGGCCGCGAGCGCTGCCATGCGCAGCACGGAGCCGTACGCTGGTCCGATCCGTCTCGTCGTGCACATCGGCATGCCCATCCCGACGAGCTGGTCGCAGAAGCGTCAACGCGCGGCCGCCGCCGGCGAGATAGGCGCCACCAAGAAGCCGGACGCGGACAACGTTGTCAAGGCGTTGAAAGATGGGATGAACGGGGTTGCGTACGTCGACGACGGCCAGGTCGTCGATCTCTGGGTTGCGAAGCGCTATGCGGTCGTGCCCGGCGTGCGCGTCGAAGTCATCGAACTGAACCTGCAGCGAGCATAGGGAGGGCCCTTTGAAGACGAAAACCACGAAAATCACCCTCGACACGGTGCTGTCGGTGATGAAGCCGGGGCAGCGCTACACGGCGCACGACCTGTCGCGCAACGCGGACGTGCCGCTGTCGACCGTGCGGCACCTGCTCGCGAGCGACCGCGCAGCGACGCGCGTGGACGTGAAGCGGGGCGAAAAGCGTGGCCGCATGTTCTCGCTGGCCGGCACGTGCGGCGGCGACCAGCACGTCGACACGCGGATCCGCCCGGACTTCACGAGCCACCTCACCGGGTATGCGGGCTGGCTCGGCAGCCACCAGGCACTGGCCATGACGACGCGGGGTGCGCGATGAGCGATGTGATCGAGTTCAAATCGGCGTTCGACGCCGTGCGCTTCGCGCTCTGCTACTCGTCGCAGCAGTACGGCGAGACGATCATGGCGAAGCGCATGCGCGGCGAGATCGGCGGCGACGGAATGGGGCTGATCGGGCTGGCCGGCGCCGGCCAAGCGGGCATGATCCGGCGCGAGCTGGAAACGCTGCCCGAGTTGCACATGTCGGTGATCGTCGCGCGCGCCGCCCCGCATGTGCTGCCGTGCTCGTGCGCGTCGGCATGCTGCAGCGGCAGCACACCGAACCTCGAATGGCAGGCTGCTATCGGCTGGCTGACGCGCGCGTCAGCGGCATACTGCTCGGGTTTCTCGCACTACCGCGTGCGCCGCGCGATCATCGAGCGGCTGTTTGGCGTGAAGTGCGATTTGTCGGAGATCGCCGACGAATGTGAGGCGCATCGGAACACCGTGAGCAAGCAGAACGCGGCCGTGCGGCTCTGGATCGATGGCGACCGAAAGGGTGAATCCGTTGGTGTTGCGCAGGTCGCATGGCGCGAGATCGAGCGGAAGCTCAACGAGATCGGATTGTTGAAGGAGAGTGAAACCACTTGACGATGTGCATTTCATGCACAATAATCCGCGATATTCGATACACGTGATACGTGCGTCCAAAGCCCGCTGAGCGAAAGCCAGCGGGCTTTTTGCATTGGGGTTCCGCCATGTCTTTCCGCATCCTCGAAACCCGCATGTACCGCGACCCGATGCTTGTGCTCGAGGCGAAGCAGGAAGCCGAGCAGCGCGAACGGCAGCGGCAGGCGCTCAGGAACGAGCCCAGCCCAGCGCGCCGCGCTGCCGAGGCGCTGTTCGACCTGCCGCCGCGGTTGGATAGCGCGGCATGAGCAGGGCGCAGAGGACGGCGCCCGGCAGCAACCGGCCCATGCCGCCTGACGCGCTCTTCGACGACTCGAACTGGTTTCGTCACCTCATGCCGGCCGACGGCGTGAACGACTGGGTGCACCACACCTTCCTGCGTGACGGCGCGCCGCTGCACAACGGAGATCACGCGCACCTGGTCGACGCCGACGTTGCCTACCTCTGGGCGGCCGTCGAGAACGTGCGCCAGATGCGCCGCGTCGTCGGCCAGTGCGAAGAGGTGATGATCCGCGCCGGCGGCTGGCAGCGCGCCCGGCAGGAGCAGCAGCTCTGCGAATGGTTCGGCCGCGTGCCGGCGTTCCTGATCACGCTCGACGCGCACTATGCGCGCGAATGCAGCGACATGGAGTGGTGCGCGCTCGTCGAGCACGAGCTGTATCACATCGGCCAGCGCGACGACGGATTCGGCGCGCCGGCATTCACGAAGGACGGCATGCCGAAGCTCGGCATCCGCGGGCACGACGTCGAGGAATTCGTCGGGATCGTGCGGCGCTACGGCGTCGGTGGCGGCGCCGGCGACACCGCGAAGCTGGTCGACGCCGCGCGGCGCGCACCCGAGGTCGGACACGTCGACATCGCGCGCGCCTGCGGCACCTGCATCCTGCGGGCCGCGTAACTGAACGATTTTCCGCTATGGCAGCACTTCCCGACGCGATCAAGGTGTACATCACCCAGTCGCTCGCATGCTTCGACACGATCTCGCGAGTCGCGAAGGCGGTGCGCGATGAATTCGGCGTCGAGGTGTCGCCGCAGCAATGCGAGCGCTACGACCCGACGAAGCGCGCTGGCTCGGCGCTCAGCCAGAAATACCGGGAGATCTTCGAGCACACGCGCGAGGAATTCCTGAAGGACACGTCGCGCATCGGCGTCGCGCATCGCGCCGTGCGCCTCCGCAAACTCGACCACGCTGTCGGCATCGCCGAGCAGCGTGGAAACATTCCGCTGATGGCCCAACTGCTCGAACAAGCTGCGAAGGAAGCCGGCGACGCGTTCACGAACCGTCACCGCCTGGAGCACACGGGCAAGGAGGGCGGTCCGATCACCGCGATCTCGACTGTGACGAACGACCCACAGGAGGCGGCGAAGATCTACGCCAAGCTCATGAACCCGTAGCATGCCCATCCCGTTCCCGTTCGACTTCCGCACACCGGACTACGTGCAGGTGTTCGAATGGCGAGCGGAGCGGCTGAAGCGCATCCGCGCGAACCCGGCCATGCTGCCGGCGCTGCGGACGTTCTATCGTGACAACCCGGCCCAGTTCATCATCGACTGGGGCATGACGTTCGACCCGCGCAACGTCGAGCGCGGGCTGCCGGCGACGATCCCGTTCCTGCTGTTCCCGAAGCAGGAGGAATGGTGCCAGTGGTTCATGGAGCGCTGGAAGTCGCAGGAGCCGGGCATCACCGAGAAAACTCGCGACATGGGCATGTCGTGGCTCACGGTCGGCCTTGCCGACACGATCTGCCTGTTTCACGAGGGCGTCGCGGCCGGGTTCGGCTCGCGCAAGGAAGAGTACGTCGACAAGATCGGCGCACCGAAGAGCCTGTTCTGGAAGGCGCGCGAGTTCCTCCGGCTGCTGCCCGCCGAGTTTCGCGGATCGTGGGACATCGGCACGCACGCGCCGCACATGCGGATCCTGTTCCCTGACACCGGGTCGGTGATCACGGGCGAGTCGGGTGACGGCATCGGCCGCGGCGACCGCGCCAGCTTCTACGTGGTCGACGAGTCCGCGTTCCTCGAGCGGCCGCAGCTGGTCGACGCATCGCTGTCGGCGACGACGAACTGCCGCCAGGACATCTCGACGCCGAACGGCATGGGCAACTCGTTTGCCCAGCGACGGCACAGCGGCAAGATCAAGGTCTTCACATTCCACTGGCGCGACGACCCGCGCAAGGACGACGCCTGGTACGCGAAACAGGTCGCCGAGCTGCCGGCCGTCGTCGTCGCGCAGGAAATCGACATCAACTACGCGGCGTCCGTCGAGGGCGTCGTGATTCCGTCGGCATGGGTGCAGGCCGCTATCGGCGCGCACGTGAAGCTCGGCATCGAGCCGACCGGCCTGCGGCGCGGCGGCCTTGACGTCGCCGACGAGGGCAAGGACAAGAACGCGTTCGCGGGCCGCTACGGCTTCCTGCTGAACTACCTCCGGTCCTGGTCGGGCAAGGGCGGCGACATCTACGAGACGGTCGAGAAGACCTTCGGCATCTGCGACGAGCTCGGCTACGAGTCGTTCGACTACGACGCCGATGGCCTCGGCGCGGGCGTGCGCGGCGACGCGCGCGTGATCAACGAGCAGCGCATCGCGATCGGCAAGCGGCCGATCAATGACGAGCCGTTCCGCGGCTCCGGGCCCGTGCATGACCCTGAAGGCGAGATGGTCCAGGAGCGAAAAAACCAGGACTTCTTCGCGAACCTGAAAGCGCAGTCATGGTGGGCGTTGCGGCTGCGCTTTCAGGCGACGTATCGCGCCGTCGTCGAGGGTAAGCCGTACAACCCGGACGACATCATCTCGATCGACCCAGCGCTGGACGAGCTGTCCGCGCTGACGATGGAACTGGCGCAGCCAACCTACACCGTCAACGGCGTGGGGAAGATCGTCATCGACAAGGCGCCGGAAGGCACGAAATCGCCGAACCTGGCTGACGCGGTGATGATCGCGTATCAGCCGGCCGGTCAGGTTCTGGACATCTGGACAAGGTTGGCAGGATGAATCGAAAACAACGCAAGGCCGAGCAGCGGCAATACCGCGCGATGGCTGCGGATTCTGCCAACGCGAAACGCTGGCTGACGCCGGACAGCTTCCAGAACTTCGAGGCGCGCGTCGGGCTCGGCACGCCGAACCAGTCGTCCGCCTACCAGTACGGGTTCGACTTCATCTCGCGCAACCGCGTGCAGATGGAGGCGATGTACCGGTCGTCGTGGATCGTCGGCCAGGCCGTCGACGTCGTCGCCGAAGACATGACGCGCATGGGCGTCGAGATCGGTTCCGACATCGATCCCGAGGACAAAGACACCCTGAACCAGGGGTTCGAGAACCTCGCTATCTGGGACAGCCTGTGCGACACGGTGAAGTGGTCGCGCCTCTACGGCGGCGCGCTCGCCGTGATGATGATCGACGGGCAGGACGCGTCGAAGCCGCTGCGCCTGGACACGATTGCCGAGGGCCAGTTCAAGGGCCTATGCGTGCTCGATCGTTGGCTCGTGCAGCCGACGCTCAATGACCTGGTGCAGGAGCCGGGCCCGGAGCTGGGCATGCCGCGCTACTACGACGTCGTCGCCGACTCGATGGCGCTGCCGCGCCAGCGCATCCACTACAGCCGCGTGCTGCGCTTCGATGGCGTCACGCTGCCGTACTGGCAGCGCATCGCCGAGAACCTCTGGGGGCAGTCCGTCATCGAGCGGCTGATCGACCGCCTGGTCGCGTTCGACAGCACGACGATGGGCGCGGCGCAGCTCGTGTTCAAGGCGCACCTTCGCACGATGAAGGTGAAGGACCTGCGCAAGATCATTGCGATGGGCGGCCCGGCGCTCGAGGCGCTCCTGAAGAACGTCGACTTCATCCGTCGGTTCCAGTCCAACGAAGGGCTGTCGCTGATCGACGCCGACGACGAGATGCAGATCGACCAGTACGGGTTCACCGGGCTGGACGCCGTGCTGCTGCAGTTCGCGCAGCAGCTCGCCGGCGCGCTGCAGATCCCGCTCGTGCGGCTGCTCGGCCAGTCACCGGCCGGCCTGAACGCCACCGGCGAGTCGGATCTGCGCACGTACTACGACAACATCAAGCAGCAACAGGAGCGCCGGTTGCGCCGGCCGCTGAACGTGCTGTTCGAGGTGCTGTTCCGCTCCGTGCTCGGCAAAGCCCCCCCGAAGGGCTTCTCGTACGACTTCCGCGCGCTGTGGCAGATGACGGACGAGCAGAAGGCCGCGACGGCCAACACGATCACCGACGCGGTGACGAAGGCTGTCGACGCTGGTCTCGTGACGCCGGCCGGCGGCATGAAGGAGCTGCGCGCGTCGGCCCATCGGACTGGCGTGTTCTCGTCGATCACCGACGAGGAAATCAAGCAGGCCGAGGACGAGCCACCGCCGGCGGCTGAGATGGAGCTTCCCACTGATGCTGATGACCCGAACGACGGACCGCAAGCGACGCCGCAATCCGGTGCGCCTGGCCGCGCCCGAGCGTCAGCTAAGGACGCAGCTCCGCAAGATCGCCGAGCAGGTGGGCGCGTTGGTCGATGGCTTTCCGCCTGGCGATCCCGCGTACGCGCCGACGATCGAGCAGCTGCTTAGGCGATATGCCGAAGCGCTCGGCCCGTGGGCCGAGGTCACCGCCGCGCGGATGCTCGACGACCTGAACCGGCGCGACGAGCAGGCATGGATGCAGCAGGCGGCCGACATGTCGCACGCGCTGCGCGACGAGCTGCGGCGCGCGCCGACCGGCGAGACGATGCGCGCGCTGATGGCGGAACAGGTGGGGTTGATTAAGTCGATCCCGCTGGAGGCCGCCGAGCGCGTGCACCGTCTCACGATCGAGGCGCTCGAAGACAGCACGCGCGCGGCTGCGATCTCGAAGGAGATTCAGCGATCGGGCGAGGTGGCAAAGAGCCGCGCCGACCTGATCGCCCGCACGGAGGTTTCGCGCGCGGCGACGTCGCTGACGGAAGCCCGTGCGCTCGCCGTCGGCAGCACGCACTACATCTGGCGCACCAGCGGCGACAGCGACGTGCGCGCCGGCCACCGCGCGATGGAAGGCAAGGTCTGCGCGTGGAACGACCCGCCGGAGGTCGACGAGAACGGCCGCGTCATGCGATTCCACCCCGGGCAGATCTGGAACTGCCGGTGCTGGGCCGAACCGATTATTTCCGAGGACTGATATGCGCTTCTACACCGTACAGAAGCTCGGGCCGAAGCGTTCGCTCACGCCCGAGGGTTTCCTGCTGTGCGAGGACGTTCCCGTCGCGCGCACTGGCGAGATGCTGTACGCGGATGGCGAGGTGCCGATCGAGGCCGGCCCGGACGGGTTGATCCGTATCAGCCGCACGCCGGAGGAAGTGTTCCGCGACGCGACCCTCGCGAGCTGCGCCGGCAAGCCGGTGACACTCGACCATCCGGACGACTTCGTCACGCCCGCAACGTTCTCCGCGCTTGGCAAGGGCGTGATGCTGAACATCCGCCGCGGTGACGGCATCGAGAACGACCTGATCCTCGCCGACCTGCTGATCACCTCGCAGGACGCGATCGAAGCGGTGCAGGACGAAGAAATCGAAGAGGTCAGCCTCGGATACGAGGCCGACTACGAACAGGTATCACCCGGCCGCGGGGTACAGCGGAACATCGTTGTCAACCACGTAGCCATCGTCCCTCGCGGCCGCTGCGGCCCGCGCTGCGCGATCGGCGATAAGGAACCCGAGATGAAGACGAAAGACAGCAAGCCCTCGCGCCGGCCGGCGTGGCTCGATCGCCTGATGCAGTCCATGAAGGCTAAGGACGAAGCAGGCGTCGAGGAAGCGCTCAAGGAAGGGCAGGAAGCCATGGACGAAGAGTCCGAGGAAGAGCGCAAGAAGCGCGAGGCGGCCGAGGCCGGCAAGACCGGCGACAACGCACTGATCCTGAAGACGTTGCGCTCGCTCGATCGCCGCATGGCACGCATCGAAGCCCGCGACGCCGACCGCGAGCGCGAAACCGAGGACGACGACGAGGAAGAGGACGACGAGACGGACGAGACGAAGGACACCGTCATCGAAGCCGAAACCGCTGGCCGCCTCGATCAGTCGGGCGTCGATCTGTATACCGGCGACTCCGCTCGCCTGATTCCGGCCCGCGCCGAGATCCTCGCGCCGGGCGTGAAGCTCCCGACGCTCGACGGACTGAAGACGAAGGACCGCGCGGCCGCGCTCTGCCGCTGCCAGCGCAAGGCGCTCGACCAGGCGTACGAGACGGACGCCGGCCGCGCCGCGATCGCGCCGTTCCTCGGCGGTCGCTCGCCGGACTTCGACACCATGCCCGCGCGCGTCGTCGACACCATTTTCACCGGCGCGGCCGAACTGATGCGCGCGAAGAACAACGCCGGCGCCTCGAGCGGCAAGGTCAACACGCGCGATTTCGGCAAGGCAACCACGATCGCCGATATCAACAAGCGCAACGCGGAATTCTGGTCCAAGCGGGCCGGCCAATAAGGAGAGTGCCACATGGGCAACGCAATTCTGTTTCGCATGCCTTCGGGCATTCCCGGCGACATCAGCCGGCAGTCGCAGGCCACCGTCGAAACCGGGTTCTTCGATTCGACGAAGCCGTTCTCGGCATACGGTCTGTTCGGCAAGATCGCGAACGGCAAGTTCGTGCCGATCGGCGCCGGTGACGTCGCCACGACCGTCTACGGCCTGCTCGTGCGTCCGTTCCCGACGCAGAGCTCGCAGGACCCCGTCGGCACGTCGACGCCGCCGACCAGCGGCCCGGCCGACGTGATGCGTCGCGGCTATATGACCGTCCAGCTGAACGCCGGCGTCGCCGCGCTGAACGGCCAGGTCTACGTGCGCGTCGCGGCGGCCGCGGCCGGCAAGCCGATCGGCGGCATCGAAGCTGCGGCCGACAGCACCAACACGATCGCCATCGCCGGCGCGACGTTCATGGCGGCGGCCGATGCCGCCGGCAACGTCGAAATCGCCTACAACATCTAAGGGAGCCGACATGACGACTCACAACAAAACGCTGCTTGCCCGCGCGGCGGGCATCGCCATCGTCGGCGCGCCGGCGATCATCCGCGCACGCACGCGCGACGCGCTGATGACCTTCGACGCGGCGACGATCGACAGCACCGGCTCGTTCCTCGTCGGCGAGCTGGAACGGCTCGACCAGACGCTGCACATGCCGCTCGCGTCGGTCACGTGGTCGCGCGACATCGACCTCCGCGAGGACGTGTCGATCGCCGACGAGGTGTCGTCGTTCACGAACTCGACGTTCGCGGCCGCCGGCGGCGCTTCGCCGAACGGCAAGTCGTGGATCGGCAAGGACGCGAGCGCGATCGCCGGCCTGTCGCTGGACATCGGCAAGACGCCGAACCCGCTGACCCTGTGGGGCATGCAGATCGGCTGGACGATCCCGGAACTCGAATCCGCGCAGAAGCTCGGCCGCCCGGTCGACCAGCAGAAGTTCGAGGGCATGCAGCTGAAGCACAACATGGACGTCGATGAGCAGGTATACATCGGCGACCCGATCCTCGGCGTGACGGGGCTGGTGAATGCGGCGTCGGTGACCAACGCCAGCAACGCGATCACCGGCAACTGGGGCAGCGCGACACCGGCGCAGATGCTCGCGGACGTGAACGAGCTGCTCAATAGCGTGTGGGCGGCCTCGGCTTATGCCGTGTGCCCCGAACGCCTGCTGATCGACCCGCTCAACTTCTCGCGCCTGAACTCGGAAATCGTGAGCAGCGCGGGCAACATCAGCATCCTGCAGTTCCTGAAGAACAACTCGCTGTCGAACGCCATCAACGGCCGGCCGCTCGAGATCTACCCCTCGAAGTGGCTCACTAACCGCGGCGCGAGCAACACGAACCGCATGGTCGCGTACACGAAGGACAAGAACCGTGTGCGCTTCCCGCTCGTGCCGCTGCAGCGCACGCCGCTCGAGTACCGCGACATCCGCCAGCTGACGACGTACTTCGGCCGGCTCGGTGTCGTCGAAGTCGTGTATCCGGAAACCATCGGCTACCGCGACGGCGTGTAAGGGGACATCATGGCGAAGACGAAAATCTACGTTGCGAAGGCGTTCAAGCTGCTCGGTGCCGACGGCAAGCACACCGACTTCCACGTCGGCATGCACACGGTCGACGAGGCCGTCGCGGAAAACTGGTACGTGAAGCACCACCTCGGCGATCCGGGCGACGCGCCGGCGGCGGCCGGCAGCGACATGTCAGCTGCGCTCGCGGCGGCGCGCGCCGAGCTCGAAGCCGAGGGCGGCCGGCTGGCCGAGCAGCGTGCCGAGCTCGATGCGATGTCGAAGGGCATCGACGCGCGTGCCGCCGAGCTCGACGCGCGGGAGGGCTCGATCGCCGCGCGCGAACTGGAGCACGCGTCGAACGTCGCGGCGTTCGAGGCAGCCCAGGCGGCAGCTGCCGAGGCTGCTTCGCAGAAGGCGAGCGGCAGCCAGAAGCAGGGCGGCAAGCAGGCATAATGGCCGCAGGCGGGGCGCCACCGGCGCGCCCGCCATCTCCAACCGAAGGTGACCCGTGGACATCGCTCAGTTCCGCCAGACGTTTCCCGAATTCGAGAATTCGACGCTGTATCCCGATGCGGTCATCCAGATCTGGCTGACCGTGTCCGTGTCGCTCGTGAACCCGGACCGCTGGCAGGAGCTGACCGACATCGGCATCGGGCTCTGTACTGCGCACCACGTCGCGCTGTCGATGCGCGACCAGAACGCGGCGGCCATCGGCGCCGTGCCCGGGCAGGTGACCGGGCCGCAGTCGGCGAAGTCCGTCGACAAGGTGAGCGCCAGCTACGACACGGCGGCCGTCGCCATCAAGGACGGTGGATTCTGGAACAGCACCATGTACGGGATCCGCTATCTCAGCCTCGCGATGATGATGGGCGCGGGCGGCATGCAGCTGTAGCGCCGCCGCTGCCCGTCGGGAGAATCCCATGGGCAGCATGAAGGTAGACCGCCTCGACGAAGTGCTGAAGTCGATCGCCGGTCTCGTGAAGCAGGAAGTGCTCGTCGGCGTGCCCGACAGTACGGCCGGCCGCAAGGACGACGGTCAGCCGCTCAGCAACGCCGAGATCGGCTACATCCAGGAGACTGGATCCCCAGCGAACAACATCCCCGCGCGCCCGCACCTCGTGCCAGGCGTGCAGGACGCGCGGCCGAAGTTCGAGCCGCAGCTGCAGAAGGGCGTCGAAGCGGCGCTCGACGGTGACCTCGAACAGGTCCAGCGCCGGCTGAACATGGCCGGCATCGCAGCGCAGAACTCCGTGCGCGCGAAGGTCAACAGCAACATCGCCCCCGAACTGGCTGAATCGACGCTCGAAGCGCGGCGCCGGCGCGGCGTCACGCGCGAGAACACGCTGGTCGACACCGGCCAGTACCGCAACTCGATCACGTACGTGATCCGCAAGAAGGGGTAGCGCATGGCCTTCCTCGACGTTACCGAAGTCCTGCTCGATCCCGATTTCATGGATACCGGCCTGATCTGCAACCGCATGGCGCAGGTCGTCGACGTGCACGGGCGCGGCCAGAACACGCCCACCGCGAACACGTTCTCGGCCGTCGTGACGAGCGACAAGGGCGACATCCTGCACCGGAATGCCGACGGCAGCCGAATCATCGGATCGATCACGGTGCACACGATGTTCCGGCTGATGGACGGCAGCGCCGGCCACGACGCCGATGAAGTCGTGTGGGCGGGCCGCACCTACACCGTCGTCAACGTGAACGACTACTCGCACTTCGGCCGCGGCTTCGTCTGCGCGACGTGCGACCTGAAACCGCTTTCCGGATGACACCATGACCGACAGCTCGACCGGCGGATACCTGGCGCCAGCCGTCGATACGCCGCCGGACGAGGATGATGCCCTCGACGACCTGGTGCACGACCTGGTCGCGGGCATCACGGCCCTGTCTCCCGACCTCGTGCGGCCGCGCTGGCAACCGGTCGTCGCGAAGCAGCCCGAGCCGAGCGTCAACTGGTGCGCCTTCGGCATCCAGACGCAGACACCTGACGCGAGCCCGGCGATCGTGCACAACGGCGCGAACGAGGGCAGCGACACGTACATCCGTCATCAGGATCTCGACGTGCTCTGCACGTTCTACGGCCCGCAGGCCAAGGGCTACGCTCAGCGGCTTGCCGACGGTCTCTCGCTCCCGCAGAACCGCGAACAGCTCCAGCTGCTCGACATGGCGTTCGTCAGCGTATCCGAGATCCGCGCGGCGCCGGACCTGGTCAACCAGCAATGGGTGCGGCGATACGACATGTCCGTGAAGCTGCGCCGCAAGGTCACGCGCACCTACGCGGTCCTGAACCTGAAGTCCGTGCAGGCGTCGACGACGACAGACGCGTCGCCGCCGGTCACATCCACCATAAACGTCAACCTGTAGGGGATCAGCATGTCCAACGGACTGCCGGTATCGCGCCGCATCAACGTGACGCTCAGCCTCGCGGCGCTCGCGGCTCAGGGCGCGAACCTGAACGCCGCGCTGTTTCTGGGCGCATCGACCGTGATCGATACCAACGAACGGATGCGTGCATACACTGGGTCGAACCTTGCCACTCAGGTGGCATCCGACTTTGGCACGAGCGCGCCGGAGTATCTGGCTGCGGTCGAATACGCGAGTCAGTCGCCGCAACCCACGCAGCTCTGCATCGGCCGCTGGGCGAAGACGGCGACGTCGGGCTCGCTGCGGGGCGGCGCGCTGTCGGCGGCGCAGCAGGCGCTCGCGCAATGGCAGGCGATCACGAACGGCGCGTTCAATATAACGATCGACGGCACCGCGCGCAACGTATCCGCGCTGAACTTCTCGTCGGCCTCGAACCTGAACGGCGTGGCCTCGATTGTGCAGGCGGCGCTCGCGTCGTACGCGACGGTTGTGTGGACCGGCAGCCAGTTCCAGGTGACGAGCAAGTCGAGCGGGATCGGCGCGGCCGCGAGCGGCACGATCACGCTGACGGCGAACCCGGCCGCGAACGATACCGTCACCATCAACGGCACGGCCGTGACGTTCGTCGCTTCCGCGCCTACGGGCAGCCAGGTGCTGATCGGTGCCAACGCGGCTGCGACTGCGGCCAACCTGCAGGCGTTCCTCGCCGCTTCGACGGACGCGAACCTGTCCCAGTGCAGCTACTCGACGACCGGCGCCGTCACGACGGTGACTGCGATCGCGGTGGGCAACGCTGGTAACGCGATCACGCTGGCGAAGTCGAGCAGCGCGATCACGCTGTCGGGCGCCACGCTCGCCGGCGGTGTCGCGGCGTCGACGGTCAGCTACGCGACCGCGCCCGGCTCCGGCACCGACGTTTCGGCGATGCTGGGCCTGACGAGCGCGCTCGCGTCGGCGCCGGTGAACGGCATCGCAGCCGAGCAGCCGACGGCCGCAGTGGCGATCTTCCTCGACCGCTTCGCGAGCAAGTTCCTCGGGATCGAGTTCGCGGACACGGCGGTGACGGACGACCAGCACGTCGCGGTCGCGGCGATGATCGAGGCCGACCAGGCGCATATCTACGGGATCACGACCCAGAATCCGCAGACGCTGGATCCGACCGTGACGACCGATCTGGCCAGCCGCCTGAAGGCGCTCAACTACCAGTACTCGGTGATCCAGTACTCGAGCGCGAGCCCGTATGCGATCAGCTCGTTCCTCGGCCGTCTGCTGACCGTCGATTTCAACGGCAACAGCACGACGATCACGATGGACTACAAGCAGGAGCCCGGCATCGTCGCGGAAACGCTGTCGACGTCGCAGGCCAATGCGCTGCAGGCGAAGAACTGCAACGTCTTTGCGGCGTACCAGAACAACACCGCGATCGTGCAGTACGGCGTCACGCCGAGCGGCATCTTCGTCGATTCGATCTACAACGCGATCTGGTTCAAGAACGCAGTCCAGACGGCGGTCTACAACCTGCAGTACCAGAGCCCCACGAAGATCCCGCAGACGGATGCGGGCAACGCGCTGATCGCCGGCGCGATCTCGTCGGTGTGCGACCAGGCCGTGACGAACGGATACCTCGCGCCGGGCGTCTGGAACTCGGCCGGCTTCGGCGCCATCGTGCAGGGGCAGACGCTGTCGAAGGGCTACTACGTGTACGCACCGCCGATCTCGTCGCAATCGCAGGCGGATCGCGAGGCGCGTAAATCCGTTTCGTTCCAGGTCGCGGCGAAGGAGGCGGGCGCGATCGGCGACGTCGACATCGCGCTCACCGTCAACCGGTAAAGGAAGAAAACCACCATGAGCACCTACAGCTTTGTGGACGTCACCGCGACGATCGTCGGGCCGACGGGCGTGTTCTCGCTCGGCTACGGCGAAGCCACGGCCGAGGAAGGCATCGTGATCACGCGCGCTGGCGACAAGAACACGATGACCATCGGCTCCGACGGCGAGGGCATGCACAGCCTGCACGCCGACAAGTCCGGCCAGGTGACGCTGCGCTATCTGAAGACGGCGCCCATCAACGCCAAGCTGATGGCGATGTACGACGCGCAGTCGCTGTCGAGCGCCCTCTGGGGCAAGAACCTGATTGAGGTCTCGCAGACGGCTGCCGGCGACGTCATCACGGCGCGCAGTTGCGCGTTCAAGAAGGCACCGGACCTGAAGTATGCGAAGGACGGCGACATCGTCGAGTGGATCTTCGACTCGATCAAGATCGACAGCCTGCTCGGGACGTACTGACCATGGCGACCGAAATCCAACTGGGCGGCAAGCGATACCAGATCGGGCGCTTGAACGCGATGCAGCAGTTCCACGTGAGCCGGCGCATCGCGCCGATCATCCCGTCGATGATCCCGGTTCTGATGAAGTTCTATGCGGAGATCGAGCGCACGCGCAACGCGGCCGCAAATGCAGCCCTCGCCGCGCTCGCGGCCGACGCTGGCGGAGCTGGGGCAGCAACCGAACAGCGTGACGTGCTGGGCCTGGTCGACTCGATCGCACCGGTGCTGCAGCCGTTCGCCGATGCGCTCGCCGGCCTGAAGGACGAGGACGCCGAGTATGTGTTCGGCACGTGCCTGTCGGTGGTCGAGCGCCAGCATCAGAATGGCTGGGCGAAGGTCTGGTCGGCTGCCCATAAGACGTCGCTGTTCGACGATATGGACATGGGGTCCATGCTGCCGCTGGTCGTGCGCGTCGTGGTCGAGAACCTCGGCCCTTTTATCAACGGGCTGCTTACCAGCCAAGCGAGCAGCCCGGCGGCGACTACGGCTGGTTGAAGTCGCTGCCCGGCGGCGAGGACTGGCTGCTCGCGCCCGTGCACGCGCAGATGTGCCGGTTCGAGTCCTTGAAGGACGGGACGCTTGACCTGGCCGACGTCGCGCTGATGAACGATTCACTCACCGTCCGGGCAGACAACGAAGCGGCTTGGCGCCGCAGACAGGAAAGAGAAAATGGCTGAATCGGTCGTCATACGCGAGTTCCTGGTCGCTCTCGGCTTCAAGGTCGACGAGAAGGGCCTGAAGAACTTCACGGAAGGCGTCGAGGGGGCAACGAAGGGCGTCACGCGCCTGATCACCACGATCTCCGGCGCCGCGCTCACGCTCGGTGCGGGCGTGTCCGCGTTCGCGTCGAAGCTCGAACGGCTGTACTTCGTGTCGCAGCGCACGGGTGCCGCGGCGACGAGCCTGCGCGCGTTCGACTTCGCCGCGCGCAACCTCGGCGTATCGACCGAGGCTGCGTTCGGCACGATCGAGAATCTCGCACGCTTCCTGCGAAATAACCCGGCCGGTGAAGGGTATCTCGCGAGCCTTGGCGTGCAGACGCGGAACGCGAACGGCGAGCTGCGCGACACGGTCGACATCATGTCGGACCTCGGCGGCGCGCTCGCCAAGATGCCGACGTGGCGCTCCGCCCAGTACGCGAACATCTTCGGGATCGACGAGAACCTGATGCTCGCGATGCGCAACGGGGACTTCGAGAAGTTCCTGAAGCAGTATCGCGAGATGTCGGCGACGACCGGCCTGGACAAGGCGGCCGACGATTCGCACAAGTTCATGGTCCGGCTGCGCGAGATCGGGACGACGTTCGAGAACCTCGGCATCCGCATCGAAGGCGTGATGCTGCAGAAGATCGGGCCGCAGCTCGATCACTTCCAGAAATGGATGGACGACCATGGCGAGGAAATCGCGCGCCGGATCGGCGACATCGCGAGCGCCTTCGTCAACGCGGCAGCCGCCATGGGACCGCCGCTGAAGTGGCTCGCCGACCAGTTCCTCGAGCTGGACAAGGCGACGGATGGTTGGTCGACGAAACTGCTGTTCATGGTCGGCATCTTCAAGGTGCTGGGCGGCTTCCAGATCATCGCGGGCGTATGGAAGATGGTCGCGGCGCTGCGCGCGATGGGAGCCGCTACGGCGGCCGCATCGACTGCCGGCGCGGCGGCTGGCGCCGGCGGGTTGCTCGGCCGCCTGCTGCCGTTTGCCGCGCGGCTTGCTGGCGGTCTGGGGTTGCTGCTGCACAGCGAAGACCTGAACAGCGGCGAGCAAGAAGAATTGCGCCGGCGCCAGGCTCTCGGGCCGACGATTGACGGTCAGCCGGGCGCCGACACGTCGACGCCGCCGCCGGCAGCGGCCGGCGTACCAGGTGCCGAGGCCGCTGCCGGCGGCAGCAAACTGGCCGCACCGGGCTTCCTCGATCGCGTGCGCGCGGCGATCGCGGCGGCGAAGGAATCCGAGCGCAAGTATGGCGTGCCCTGGCTGGTCACGTTCGCGCAGTGGGCGCTCGAAAGTGGGTTCGGTAGCAGCGGCCTTTCGAAGCGGAGTAACAACCCGTTCAGCATTCAGGCGACAGCGGGTCAGGACTTCGTATGGGGCCTTGACCATCGGGCCGACGGCACGCCGTACCAGGCGAAGTTCCGCCGGTTCAAAACGCTTGAGGACGCGTTCGATGCGCACGCGCAGTTGCTGGCGAAGGGAAAGCCGTATGCGAACGCCCGCAAGGTGATGGGCAATGCGTTTTCGTTCGCCGACGCACTGACCGGCGTCTACGCGGAGGACCGCAATTACGGCACGAAGCTCAAGAAGATCATGTCGAACGCACTGCAGAATCCCGAGTGGCTCGCTCCGGCGGCCACCCAGGCCGGCGCGTCGAATCACGTCGAGATCAACCAGGACGTCAAGATCCAGGTGAGCGGGTCCAGTGACCCTGATGCGACCGCGCGGTCCGTCGCGCGCGAGCAAAAGGGCGTCGCTGACGCCACGGTGCGGAACATGAAGGGGGCGATGACGTGAGCACGCTTTCCGACATCCTCGATGTCACGCTGGTAGGCAGCAAGAAGATTGGCACCGTAACGATCGCGGCAGCGATCGAGGAGGTGTACAGCGATGAGGTGGTCGTGACCGAGCACCCGGTCGAAACGGGCGCGCCGGTGAACGACCACGCGTACATGCGGCCGCGCGAGATCCTGATGAAGTGCGGATGGAGCAACGCCGACTACGAGGCGCTCCTCGGCGCGGCCGTCGTGTCGTTCGACGAGACCGGCGCCAACACGATGGCGACCGGCACGTATGTCGACGCGGTGTACAGCCAGCTGCTGCAGATTCAGAGCCTTCGCAAGCCGATCGATATCGTGTCGACGCGCCGGAAGTACTCGAACATGCTGATCACTGGGCTTTCAGTCGTTACCGACCAGAAGAGCGGTTCAGCGTTGATGCTCACGGCGTCGTTAAAGCAGGTGATCATCGTGAGCACGCAGGCTACGAAGCTACCGCCGCGCGCGAATCAGGCGAATCCGGCCGCTACTGCCGAGACGCAGAACGCGGGAGCGAAGTCGGCTGTGCCGGCAACGCCGGCGCCGGGCGGATCGGTTCCACCGACGAGCATGTGATGACGACGTTCTACGAAATCCCGCTGACGCCCGATCCGCAGACGTTCACGATCACGCTGAGCAGCGTCATTTATCGGCTGACGGTCCAGTATCGAGCCGCCGGTGGTACCGGCTGGATTCTTGATATTGCCGATGCGAACGGCAACGCACTTGTGAACGGCATTCCTCTCGTCACGGGCGTCGATCTGCTCGGCCAGTATGCATATCTCGGCTTCGGTGGCCGTCTATGGGTGCAGGGTGCGGTGAGCCCTGACGATGTCCCGACGTTCGACGACCTCGGCGTGGGCTCGCATGTTTTCTGGGTGACCGACTGATGGCAACGCAACAATTTGGCCGCAAGGTCTCGCTGATCGTCGGGCCTGACTCAGGCGATGCACTGGACCTGTCAGGCCTGCGCATTGTGTTCCGCGTGCAGCGCGGCGACCTCCAGACACCGAACTCGGCGCGGATCCGAGTGTACAACGTGTCCGACAATACCGCGCAGCGTGCGGCCGCTGAGTTCACGCGCGTGGTGCTACAGGGCGGTTACGAGGGCAATTACGGGATCATCTTCGACGGATCGATCATCCAGGTGCGGCGCGGGCGCGAGAGCCCGACCGACACATACATCGACATCACGGCCGCCGACGGCGATATGGCGTACAACTTCGCAGTGGTCAATACGACGCTCGCGGCAGGCTCGACGCATGCGGACGTCGTCGACGCATGCTTGAAGGCGATGGGGAAGTACGGCGTGACGGCGGGCTATATCGCGGATATGCCATCGAACCCGATGCCGCGCGGCCAAGTGCTGTTCGGTATGGCACGTGACCACCTCGAAACGGTAGCACGCTCGACGCAAACCCTCTGGTCGATTCAGGACGGACAGTTGCAGATCGTGCCCGAGACGTCGTACGTGCCCGGCGAGATCCCGGTGATTGATGCGACATCGGGCATGATCGGGCTACCCGAGCAGACGCAGAATGGCATCACCGTGCGCATGCTGCTCAACCCTGCCGTGAAGATCGGGCGCCTGATCCAGCTCGACAACTCGAGCATCCAAAGGTACGAATTCAGCCTGAGCAGCGCCGACGCTATCGCCAATCGAAACACGTCTCTGCAGAACAAAATCAACGGGGACGGCTTCTACTACGTGATGTCGAACGAATTCTGGGGAGACACGCGCGGCAACGATTGGTACAACGAGGTGATCTGTTTGGCCGTCGATGCGACAGCTCAGGACCTGAACCTCGTAAATAAGAGCGATCAGGGAGTCAGCGGTGTTGTGCCGCCGAAGCTCGGGGTAATCGACCCTTATGGCTGACGGAACTGTTGCTTGTAAGCTGCGATGTTCTTCTGTCGCTGCTCTTCGGTCATAAGTGGCCCGAGAACGCGCCCGTCACCATTGTCGAGAACGTCTACACGATAGAGGTTCATCAGGTTCACGCTCGGAAGAAACGTCCCGTCGTTGCCGACTATGACGGCCTCTGCTCCCGACGGGTCGTTGGTCCGCGCCCAACATCCGGCGATCGGCTTCTTGAATGCCGGATTGAAGATGAACGCGAGCCTCATGTGTTTGTAGTTCGCGACCGCGAGCGGACATGCGACTTTCGGATCTAGCATGTACAGCATCGACGCGTTTTTGATTACGCCGTCGACGGGCGGCTTCATCGCCATGACGTAAGCCTCACTGGTTTCTGCAACCGCGCTTGCGCTGGCGAATGACAACGCGGCAAGTGCAACAGCTAAAATTTTTTTCATTCTTCCCCCATGGATCGAAAAGAGCGAGTCGACGACGAGCTGGCCTCGCTGCGCTCGGCGCTGCGCGGGTGGCAAGTCGGAATCTGGACGGCACTTCCCGGCGTGATCGAGTCATTCGACGCTGCCGCGCTGACCTGCGTCGTGCAGCCGACCATCAAGGTTCCGGTCCGGGCCAATGACGGCACGGTTACGACATCTGCGTTGCCTCCCGTCGTCGACTGCCCGATGCAGTTCCCGTCTGGCGGAAATTGTACGCTGACCTTCCCGGTGGCTCCAGGCGACGAATGCCTCCTGGTCTTCTCGTCGCGCAGCGTCGATGCCTGGTGGCAGTCGGGCGGGGTGCAGGAGCAAGCCGCGCAGCGCATGCACGACCTATCCGACGGGTTCGCGCTGCTCGGCTTCCGATCGCGCCCGCGTGCGCTGCCGGGCATCAGCGCGACGTCCGCACAGCTGCGCAGCGATGACGGCGCGACGTACGTCGACCTGAACCCGGCAGCCGGCACGCTGAAGCTCGTCGCGCCAGGCGGCCTCGAGATCGATGCGCCGACGGTGAAGGTCAATGCCGGCACATCCGTCGAGGTGAACTCGCCCCAATCGACGTTCACGGGAGCGCTCACGGTCGAAGGCGTCTTCACCTTCCTGGCGGGGCTGATCGGCAGCGCTGCCGAAGGCGTCGCAGCGACGATCACCGGCACGATCAACTTCATCGGGACGCTGACCTCGAACGGCAAGCGCATCGACGACTCGCACACGCACTCCGACCCGCAGGGCGGCAATACCGGCCCGGTCAACTGAGACATTCATGCGATACCGAAAACTCGACGCTGACGGCGACTACGTCTTCGGCGGGTCGGCGAACGACTTCCTCGTGAACTCGCCGGACGCCGTCGCGCAGGCGGTCATCACGCGCCTGCGGCTGATTCGTGGCGAGTGGTTCCTAGATACCACGGTCGGCATGGATTGGCCGGCCGTGATCGGGAAGAACACACAGGGCACGGCCGACGCGGCGATCCGCGCGTGCATCCTCGGCACGACCGGCGTCACCGAGATCACCGAGTATGCGAGCTCGCTGGACAGCACGACCCGCACGCTGACCGTCACCGCGACGATCACGACGCTCTACGGCACCACCACCTTCGAGACGACCCTGTGACGACGACGCTCACCACTGTCGCGCCAACCATCAGCGCGAGCGGCATTACCGCGCCGACCTATGCGGACATCTACGCCTACTTCCAGGCGAAGTACCAGGCGATCTATGGGACGGACGTCTACATCGACCCGGACAGCCAGGACGGGCAGCTGCTCGCCGTATTCGCGCAGGCGATCGCGGACTGCAACTCGGTCACGATCGGCGTCTACAACTCGTTCAGTCCGTCGAAGGCGGTGGGCGCCGCGCTGTCGAGCAACGTGAAGATCAACGGGATCCAGCGCGAAGCGGCGTCTTATTCGAGTGCCGACATCACGCTGGGCGGCCAGGCCGGCACGACGATCACGAACGGGATCGTGAAGGACGGCAACAACTACCAGTGGGCGCTGCCGGCGACCGTCACGATTCCGCCGGCTGGCGAGATCACGGTTACGGCGACGTGCACGACGATCGGCGCGATCACCGCGCTTGCCGGCACGATCAACCAGATTGGTACGCCGACGCGCGGCTGGCAGACGGCTTCGAATGCGTCGGATGCTGCCGCCGGCGCGCCGGTCGAGCTGGACCCCGCCCTGCGCGCGCGGCAGAGCGTATCGACGGCGCTGCCGTCGCAAACGGTGCTCGACGGGATCGTCGGCGCTGTCGGGAACGTCCCGGGCGTGACGCGCTACGTCGCGTACGAGAACGACACCAGCGTGACGGATGCGAACGGTATCCCTTCGCACTCGATCGCGCTCGTCGTCGAGGGCGGAGACGCGACGGCGATCGCCAACGCGGTCACGGTGAAGAAGACCCCGGGCGGAGGCACCTACGGCACGACGCAGATCATCACGACGAACCGCTACGGCATGCCCGTGCCGATCAACTTCTTCCGGCCCACCGATGCACCGATCGCCGTCGCCGTTGCGATCCGTGTGTTGCCCGGCTATACGACCGCGACAGGCATCGCCATGCAGAACGCGATCGCCGCGTACATCAACAGCGTCGTGATCGGCGGGGGCGCGGCACAGAGCGTCGAATGGGACGAATGCGTCACGCAGGCGAAATCCATCAGCGGCGCGTCGACGTTCAAGATCATGAGCCTCGTGCTCACTGGGCCGCGCGGTGCCGGATCGCCGGATGTCGCTCTGCTGTTCAACGAATCGGCCTCGTGTACGGCTGATCAGGTGACGATCACGACGGGGTGAGCATGGCTGAACTGGACGACTACACCGGGCTGATCACCTCGGAGCATCAGCCGCGTCCGATCTTTATGGCGGTCGTCGCGGCATGGCTATCGCCGATCGTCGACCAGATCAACGTGCTCGGCGGCATGCCGGCGCTCTTTGACCTCGACTCGGCCGTGGGCGACCAGCTCGACACGCTGGGGGAATGGATCGGCCTGTCGCGGCAGGTGAGCACGCCGCTGGTCGGCGTGTACTTCGCCTTCGACATCTTCGGCCTTGGCTTCGATCAGGGGGCATGGAAAGGACCGTTCGATCCAGACACCGGCCTCGTGTCGCTGGACGATGGAACGTATCGAATGGCGCTGCGCGCGAAGATCGCGGCGAACCACTGGGACGGAACGCCGGACGCCGCCGGCGCGATCCTTGAAATGCTGGCGCCGCCCGGCACACTGGTCTTCATCGAAGACCACTGCGACATGTCGATCACGATCGGCATCGCTGGGAAGCAGCCCAATGCGCTGTATGCGGCGCTTCTGACGAAGGGCTTCCTGTCCCTGAAGCCGGAAGCGGTCCACGTCAACTACGCCTTTACGTCGCTCGACGGCTCGCCGGTGTTCGGTTTCGACGTCGACAACGAGTACGTCGCCGGATTCGACGCCGGCGCGTGGTCGACGACGAGCCTCACCCCGCAAAACCTTCTCGACTACACCTTCGCCCTCGACGTTTCGACGCTCGCCTGACGCGTCGTCACGACATTTTCTGGACTTCACATGGCAATCGAAAACGACTTTCTGCCGTTCGCGGTAGGTGCCGGCGCGAACGTGCTGACCCAGGCCCAGTACGCTGCGCTGGCTGCGGTCTCGCAAGGCTTCCAGTCCGGCACGGCGCAGTCCGCTGCATGCAACAAGGCGTGGCGGCAGTCGACCATCATGGGCGCCGTGCTCGCGCAGTTCATCGTCGCACGGACCGGTCAGCCGGCGATCGACGACGGCACCACGGCGACGCTGCTGGCGAACCTGCTTGCATCGGCCGCGGCGGTGAACGGGGATGCGACCAAGACGTTTGCCGTCGCTACCGCGACAGCATCGAATCAGGCCGTCAACCTCGGCCAGCTCGCGAACCTCAAGACCGTTGCGGCTTTCGCCACGAACGGCACGTTCACGGTACCGGCAAACGTGACAGGCATCTGGGTGAGCGGCGTTGCGGCCGGCGGCGGCGGCGGTGCAGGTGCCAGCACGGGCGGCTTGTCGACGCTTGTCGGCGGTGGTGGTGGTGGTGGCGGAGGGAGCGGGCAGTTCCTCATGCGCGCGTTTTTCGCCGTGACGCCCGGGCAGCAGATCGTGATCTCGATCGGAGCTGGCGGAATCGGCGGCGTCGTCGGCGGCGCGAGTGCCACTGCCGGGGGAAACACGGTGATCGGCACGCTCGCAACGCTGACTGGTGGCGGCCCGGGATCAGCCGGCGTGGCCGCGACGGTGAACGCTATCGGCGGTGGCGGAAACGGCGGCCTCGGTGGCTCGGGCAACCCGGGCGGCCAGGCCGGTACGGACGGCAACTATATGGGCAACGGCGGCTTCGGCGCGTCGTCGCCGTTTGGTGGTGGCGGTGCTGGCGGAAAGTCGGCTCAGGGCAGCGCACAGGCGGGCACCGGGGCCGCGTTCGGTGGCGGCGGTGGCGGCGGTGGCGGTTGTTACGGTAGCTCCGCTGGGACCGCTGCGGGCGGCGGCTCCGGCGGTCAGGGTCTGGTCATCATCGAGTGCTGAACGACATGAAATACGCATACTTCGACAAGAATACCGCGCGCGTGCTGCGCCTGCTCGACACCGACGCACTGAACTACGCGTCGCTGCCGCCCGAATCGAACCTTCTGCAGCTCTCGGATGCCGAATACACGGCAGCTGAATCGGGCACCTGGTACGTCGTGGGCGGTGAGATGACGCAGACCGCACCTGTCGTTCCGGCAGCCGAGCTGCTCGCAGCTGCGCAGATGGCACAGATCGCTATGCTGACCACGGCCTGCTCGAACGCGATCACGAAGGGGTTTGTATCGTCCGCGCTCGGCGCGGCGCATACGTATCCGGCGTCGATCACCGATCAGCAGAACCTCACGGCTTCGGTGCTTGCTTCGATCTATCCCGGCCTCGCTGCGGGCTGGACGACGCCGTTCTGGTGCGCGGACGCGAGCGGCGCGTGGACCTACGCCGAGCACACGGCGCCCCAGATCCAACAGGTCGGGCAGGATGGCAAGACGGCGATCCTCGCTGCGTTGACGAAGAAACAGCAGCTCGTCGATGCGGTCATGGCAGCGACGAAGGTGACGGATGTTCAATCGGTGGTCTGGAGTTGATGAGATGAAGCGACGAATCGGTAAATTGTTCTGCGCGATTGCCTTCGCGCTTTCGCTTGCATTCGTGGTGTGCGCGCCGGCGCGCGCGCAGTTCGTTCCCGGCCAGATACTGACGGCGTCGCAACTGACGAACATGTTCACGTCAGTGTCGCAGTTCCGTAGCACTGCACCGGGCAGCGTTTCGCGCACGGTGATGGACAAGCTGCAGGACGTCGTCAACTTCCGCGATTTCGGCGGGAAGTGCGACGGCACGACGAACGACGACGCGGCGATGAATGCGGCGCTGTCGAACCTCACCGCGGGCGAGCTGCTCGTGTTCCCGGCCGGAACATGCGTGTTCAGCACGCCGAAAGCGCTCCCGATCGTGCAGAACGTATCGATCCGCGGCGCGGGGGCGCGGCAGACGGTGCTGTTGTACACGGGTTCGAACACGACTTCGGACATCTGGACAGTCGGCGACGGCACGACCTCGATGACCGGCTGGTCGATCTCGGGACTGCGCTTCGACTCGACGACCACGATGACGGCCGGCGCAGCGCTGCACCTGAAGCGGATGCAGAACGGCAGCGAGCTGTTCGACGTCGACGCGGGCGTCTTCGGGCAACCCACGCGCAAGCTGTACAACGGCGTGTGGCTCGACAACGTCAACGTCTTCAAGTACTCGAAGTTCAACATTCAGGTCCAAAATCAGGGCTTGATGATGAACGGGTCACCGACCAGCGACGAGGGCTCCGACATCTTCCTCGACGACGGCGTCGTGACGTTCTCGAACATCGGGTACCACGTCGGGGGCGGCCAAGGCGGCGTGTATTTCGGGAAGATCCTCGCGTACGGCAACGGCACGAACTACCAGGTCGACAACGCGCTGGCCGCGCGACTGAACCGCGAGATCTTCTTCAGCGATCAGTGCATTTCCGATGGCTCGTACGGTTATGGCGTCTGGATCAACGATTCGCTGACGTCGAACGCGCCGATCGTGATGAACGGTGCATTCGGATCTGCCGGCGTGCTGGGGGGCAGCCCGAACGGAATCGAGATCTACATCCAGAAATGGCCGAACGGCCGCATCTCGCTCGGGCCCGGCCAGCTCTACAACGCGACGAGCGATGGCATGCGCGTCGACGATGCGAGTACGATTATCACCATCGATTCGACGCGCCACATCTTCAACAACGGCGGATATGGCGTCAACGCGACAGTGCCGACGACAAACATCTACAGCCTGTCGCAGTACGCCGCATCGAACACGCTCGGCAACTACTCGAGCAACGTGAAGCTCGGTGCTCTGAATATCGGCGGCGCGCTGTCTGGCACAACGCTCACGAACACCGCGCAGCAGATCGACAAGGCCTACACGTACACGGCGCCAGCGAGCGGCGCGACGGTGGCAATCGCGAGCGGGACGCAAACGGCGGTGATCGACCCGGCTGGCACGCTCGCCGCGCTCACAATCACGCTGCCTGCGTGCAGCAGCGCTTACGACGGCTCGATCGCGCGTTTCTCGTCGACTCAGACAATCACGGCGCTCACGCTCGGCGCTGCGTCTGGGAGCGTGGCAGCTCCGGCGACGTCACTCGCCGCAGGAGCGGGGCACGGGTATCTCTGCCGGGGTACGAATACGACCTGGTACCCGTTGTACTGACCCATCAAAAAAGTCGAACAGCAGCCGCCCACCGGGCGGCTTTTTCATTTCCGGGGGATGAATGACCGATACCGCAACGGCGCGCACGCGCGTCGAGGAACGGCTGCGCGCGGGTGACCGCCGCTTCTCGAAGCTCGAACAGCGAATCGACGCAAGTGATGCGGCGGTGAAGGCGCACCTTCAGCGTCAGGACGAGAAGATCGACGCCATCGTGGCGTCGGTTTCCATGATCCAGACGAACACGCAGTCGATGGTCGACACGTGGGATGGCGGCGCGCGCGCGGTGCGCGCGTTGTGCCGTCTTGCCGATGCGTGGCGCTTCCTTGTCCGGCACGTCGCCGGCCCGACGATCGCGTTCGGCACCGTTGGCGTGATCGTTTTTCGCTACCTGCGACACGAACCGATCCCCGACTGGGCGAGCGCGGTCGTGAAGCTGCTTCTGGGATGACCATGACACCTCAAATCTTGTCCGCCGCGCTGAAGATTCCGCTCGAGCGCGCGACGCCTTGGGCTGATCCGCTGTCGGCCGCAATGGCGCTGTATGCGATCGACTCGCCCGCGCGGCAGGCCGCGTTCCTCGCACAGTGCGGGCACGAGACGGGCGGCTTCCAGTGGCTCCGCGAGATCTGGGGGCCGACGGCCGCGCAGCGTGCGTATGAGCCGCCGGCGGCGAAGGCGGCCGAGCTCGGCAATACGCAGGCCGGGGATGGTTTCCGGTACCGCGGGGGCGGCCTTCTGCAGATCACTGGCCGGTACAACTTCCGTGTGATGGGCCAGAAGATCGGGATCAACCTCGAGGGCAACCCTGACCAGATCGCGCAGCCGAGCGTTGCAGCCGAAGCGTCTGCTCAGTTCTGGGCTGACCACGCGCTCAGCGCGTTTGCTGATGCCGGCGACTTCCTGTCGATCAGCCGCGCGATCAACCTCGGCAATCCGCGCTCGGCTGCGACGCCGAACGGCATGGACGACCGCCTGGCGCTCTGGGGTTCCTGCAAGAAGGCTCTCGGCGTGGCCTGATGCACCAGTTTTCGATTTTTCGAAATTTCGCAATCCAGCTCGGCCGCGCGCCGGGCTTTTTCATTTTCGGACCAGACATGACCCGATGCAGCCATGACGTCGCGCTCGAGCAGCGCTGCGAGAAGTGCACGGCCGAGGGCCTCGCCGGCCTGCCGAAGATCGCCGGCGAGCATGCCGTGCGCGTGACCGACGTCGAGATCGAGTACTACCCGGACCATCCGCCGCGCACCGAATCGGCCACGTTCCGGCGCACGAAGAAGGAAGGGCATGCGGCCGGCCTGCGCTGCGCGATCAGCGGCCAGCCGGCGCCCGAGTATCACCACCTGTTCTGCGAGTGGGCGGATTCGGACGCGATCGACTGGGCCATTGTGCGCGGCGTCGCGCTGGGGGACGTGAAAGAGCTGCCTGTGCTCGATCCGACCACCGACCGGCCGACGAAGGAACTGTACCCGGTCGAGGAATCGTTCCTGTGGCTCGTCTGCAAGCTCGTCGAGCTGCGCGGCTTCGACTGGCACGCGTTCGATCCGGCGAAGCCTGAAGTCTTCGTCGACGCGATGACGAACATGCTGCCGCTGTCGGCGAAGTTCCACCGGTCGCCGACGCACGGCATCCATCACCGGTCGTTCCCGACTTTCGTGTTCCAGGCGTTCCCGCGCAAGGCCGGGTTCGTCTTCACCCCGGACGAGCTCGTCCAAGACCACAAGGAGTAGCCATGCCGAAATCCATTCTGCAAACCGGCGCCGTCACATTCACGGCGTCCTCGTTCGTCCCGCTCATCGATTGGGCTGCATCGGCGATGGGCGTGAAAATTCCGCTCGACGCGCAGCTGCAGCTCGCGGCAGGGCTGATCACGCTCGGTCACGCAGTCGTCAATCGCTTCTTCCCGCAAGCCACCACGCAGCAGTAACTGTCTGCCGCACGCCGCGGCGCCACTCCCGAAGGAAGCCACATGAAAAAGCTCATGCCGCTCGCGGCAGGTATCGTCGCGTCCGTTCTCATCGTCGCGGCCGGCTGCACGACGGCCCAGCAGCAGAAACTCGCCGATCTGGCAGCGACCGCCAAGGTGCAGGTCGCGCAAGCATGCGCGGTCGTGCAGCCGACGCTGCTCGACCTGAGCGCGTCGCTGCCGAATGACGCGAACCTGAAGCAGCTCGCGGCGGACAACGGCGAGATCTGCACGGCCGCGAAGGCGCTCGACGCGACGAACGCGCAATCGCTGGTGAACACGCTGATCCCGCAGGCGATCGGCCTGGTCGGCATGCTGCCGATCGACTCAGCCGCGCAGGCATCGATTCGACTCGCGCTCGGCGCCGCGTCGATCGCGCTGTCGAACTGGCTGGTGGTCTACGGGCCGCCGGCCGCTGCGTCGACGCCGCTCGCGGGCGCGCCGCTGCAATGACCCCGCGCGATTACGCGCTGCTCGCGCAGGAGGCGTATTCCGCGAAGCCCGACATCGGCAAAGCGGACAGCGCCTCGCGCGCGATCGTGCGGCAAACGGCGGCCGGCCTGGTCGTAGCCTTCCCGGGTACCGACAATCTTGACTGCGTCGCGGCTGACCTGGACGCGCACCCGATCGACGTCATCGGCATCGGCCAGGTGCATCACGGATTCTGGAAGGCGTGGGGCGCGATCGCCGTCGATGTGCTCGGAGCGATCGACGGTCGGCCGGTGACGCTCGTCGGGCACTCGCTCGGTGCTGCGATCGCGATCATGGCCGCGGCGGCGATGGTGGTCAGCGGGAATCCGCCGGCAGCCGTCTACGGTTTCGAGCCGCCGCGCGTGAGCACAAACGGGAGCGTGGCAGCGGTGCTCGCGAAGGTGCCGTTGCACCTGTACAAGAACGGGAACGACATCGTGACGGACCTCCCGCCTGACTGGAAGCATGCCGGCGCGATCCAGCCGATCGGCCGCCCAGCGCTTCCGTTTCCGAACGTGACTGACCACGCGATCGCGCGCGTGATCGGCGCACTTTCAGTCCTCGGCGAACCGGGCTTCGTCCTGGAGAATCAAGCGTAG